CTATCTGATTAAAGTTTACATCACCCTCCATGAAACGTTCTCTAAATTGAACGTCCCAATACTTAAAAAATAACTCATTCATTAACTTGCTTCGGGGGTCTGAATGTTTCCAGGTGTCATAATCATTAGTAAGAAAAACCAAATCATTTAATTTATCTAATTTAATATCAAATAAATTTTCAAAAAAGTTTTTACAAAGTCTGCTGGCACAATTTTCCGTTACCACAAATCTATTTTTTTCTGGATTATGATTTTCTTCGGCAGTAGAATGATGGTCAAGCAATAAAATATTATCTGATAAATCTAATAAAGAAATATCTTTGGGACTAATATCGGATAAAATAACTACATCATATAACTTAAAACTTGTACTTTTTAATACCATATCAATTTTTGAATATGTAGTGGGCCTAAATTCTATATTAGAAAATACATTCATCAACACTATACTAGATACACACCCATCCAAATCTTGGTGTACGATTGCTAAAATTTTAGAATCTCTTTTCAACTTTTTTAACAGATTGCTTTTCATGTTATTTCCTTTTCTTTGTATATTGATTAGATGCTTTTAAAATACCATTTTTATATAATCGTTTCAAAGTATTTCCTGTTTTTCTTCCTCGTTCTAAACGTTTTTCTTTTGACATAAAACAAGAAGGATTATTTTTTCCTTTACAATTTAATATTCCTTTTTTGTGTTGTCTTTTTGCGTTTTCACTTCTTATTTTTCTTAATTCTGGAGTATATGCTTTTTTCATTCTTTCTCTAATCTTTTCTTTATTTGGATTGTTTGTAAAGTTATCCTGACCTTCTCCACCCAAACATATATTATATCCATGTGGAGAAATTGTATTCAACTTTTTAATCCAATATGTTTCTCTATCATTTAGTAAATTAACATCGTTTATATTATTTTCTACGATTGACCAAACTATATCATCCCAGCCGTATTTACGAATTGCTTTGTGAAATAAAAATTTAGATTTTACTTTTAAAGACGAATATTTGTGTCCGTGTTTTCTTTCGTTTAAAGTTTTAATAGTTTTTCCAATATAACATTTTCTATTTGGAAAACTTGCTTTATAGATTATCATACGAAACCTCATGGGGTTTAAGTTATGTACGTTAGTAATCCAAAACCATGATTTCGGAAACGGTTGCAACCGCTGTCCTATCAGTACATAAGTATTTATAATCTATCACAATATAATATAGCATTTTATTTTTGTAAAGACAACATCTTTAATCCGAGATTGCCCTTATGATAGTTGATTTTAAGTCATGATAAACTGGAACATTATAACACTCTGCTTTATATTGTATATAATCTATCTTTGGCGTCCCAATTGGATAACCCAAAATAACTTTTCCAGATTTCATCCACTCACCCCATTCTATGTTTGTTGTAAAGCCCGGCAGAGTATCTAAATCTCTGGGAATCCAGAATACAATGCGACTAGCGCAAGTTAAATGGAAATTTTCCCAATCAATTTGATATGTATAATTGTTGACAAATGGTTCTGGTGAGAATACATAACCATTATACCCATTATCTTTCATTATCTGTATGGCTTCTTCTCGCCATGGTGTCAATATACCATCTCGCCTACTTGGCCCCGCAAGAAAAATAGATTTTATTATTCTTTGTCCCGGTCTAATTATGTCTATCATATTAAATCAACTTTGTTAAACAGTTTATATATTTTGGCGATTCAATCCAACGTCCGGTATTTTCCATCATATCGTATTGCTCGGTCACCACTCTATTATAATGCTCTGGTTCGCTATACTTGTCAATAATGGCCTCTATGTCGCTTACTGTACAGTCATACGGGACTTTTACAATACAATTATCATAGGGGGAAACTAGTTCGCCTTTGAAATGAGTACCGATTCCAACTGCACCAATGGCGCACGTTTCTATATACTTAATATCTGATTTACAAGCATTGAATATATTTGGAACCAAAGGCATGAAAACAAAATTTGGACGCAATGCTCTAAATGTTGCCGGATATTGAAAAGCATTTATCCAATCTATTACATGAATTTTATCTTTTAGCCCTTCAAAAAACCACGGCATTCCTCCCATGACAATAAATTCTATTTTATCTTCTTTAATTGCTTTTAGAATCCAATCATACCAAGCATTATCAAAATCGCCTTTCATCTTATCTCTATTACTATAATGCCCCGGGGCACCAGCATATAATACTCTGGGCTTCTTTATCTTCTCTATTATCGGTGGACGGCGTTCTGGTTCGCCGTAAAGATATTTTGGAACAGCATTGGGCAATACACGAATGTCAAGTTTCTTATTTGCTCTTTTCTGAATTTCTTTTGCAAGTGTTTCGGTGCTTACTGTTACCGTGTCAACCAAATCTTCCATAATTTTCATTGACCATGTTTTCAACTCATCACCGATAATTTCCCAAGCAAAGTTATATGATGGAATACCATCACGTTTATCTCCCCCTTGCTTTTCGTTCTTTCCCCATAAGTAATCATCCAAATCATAAACAATTTTATACTTATAAGTGTTTTTCATTTGAGCATAAAAATTCATACTATTATAATGCTGTTGGCTCATTGTTCTTTGAAACCAAACGCTCCGTGTCGCAACAAGTACCTCGTGTTGTCTTATTGGGATTGTAGTAAGAATGGGGTGAAGATTTATCTTCTTACCGAATGCGGCAAACAAATATGTAAAGGGGAAAACTGCTCTTAAATTTCCACAACCCGTACTATCAGCGACATTACACAAAAGTAAATTTTTCAATACTGTCTGTTTACTTGGTGTAACTGTTTGTGGATTAACAGGCGTTTTTGTTATGTCTGATGGAACGATAATTCCATTTTGCATTGTCAATAAATTTTCATTTTCAGCACTCATTTTTATTCTCCTTTATATATCACTTTTACATTCATGATAAAGTCTATCCAAGATTGACAATATCATTGCTTTGTCTTTTATATCTGGATTATTGTTTATATATTCCTGCATTAATTCAAAGACAGATAGAGACTTATAATTCTCCATGTCAATACTGCTACCCTGCTCGGTAACAATTTTTACATTTGGAGGACAAATTGGATTGCACTCCTCAATTTTTTTTAAGTAACTCTGAAATTTTCCATCGCTGTAATTTTCATCATACTTGACAAATACATCTATAATGTTTCCCTTAATAAGAGATTTACTTACAGGTTGGGGATAATTTAAAACAATATAACGTATAGATGTTTCGTTGTTTACATATTCATAAGTCATAGTATCCGTATCTAAAATACAAAATCCTTTCTCCTCGTCAATGTCGTTTCGTGTCAAGTGATATGGTGCTCCAACGTATATGATTTCCGAATCCCCCTGCTTTTGTTTGTTCCGAGTATGAAAGTGTCCTGTAAAAAGTAATTTAAAATGACTAAAGAAAATATCGCTTTTCATTCCCATATCGTTTATTTTATATTTATTCAATTTGAATCCCTGTAAATCCAAGTGTCCCAAACAAATTTTACTTTCTATTAAATGATTAGCTATATATTCTTTGATAGAATTTACATCTACTTGCCACGGCACAAAGAAAAATTTATTACCATTTATATCAATTTCTCTTATTGTATCTATGACTGTTATGTTTTCAAACTTAGATAAAAATTTTATTGAGTTGACTTCCAGCGTTGAATTATAATATATATCGTGATTGCCCAAAATAATATATATTTTAAATTGCTTTAATTCATTCTCAAATAAATCAAACACGGAATTTTTTACTTTAATATTAATATGATTTCTATTATCAAACAAATCACCCAGAATAAAAAGTGTGTCAATCTTATTCTCTATAAGATATGGCACTAGTTCTTGCTTAACAAAATTTATTTGGGATTTTAAAAATAAATTATTTGCTTTCTTGATACCAAAATGAAAATCCGCTATAATGGCTACTTTTGACAAAATACAATTCTCCTTTATTCATCACCATCAATTAACTTATTGTTAATTTCTTCTCTACTCATATTTTGAATTGCCGTTATCGGGACAAACATAGCGGCCCTTTTATTATTCTTATTGATGTTTTGCTTAAAGGCATTAATTGCTATTTGAGAAAAATATGCAAAGGGGTTGTCTGTCTTATTGAATTTAAAGTTATCTACATATGATACCATACAGAATGTGGCATCGGATATCATTTCATTTTTTCTATCTTGCGTATAGTTAATAAAGTTTGGTGAATGTAAAATGTTACTTGCTATTTTGATAAATGCTTTTCCAATTTTTTCATATACTTTTCTATCGCCTGTTTTTTTATACTCTTTTAGTAAATTATAAAAATCTTCGTTGCTGACATAATCGAGTGGTTTCTTTTTCTTTTGTTTCACGGGTGCGCCCGGGGACACGGGCGCTTGCGCCTGTGCGGGTGTAATGTTGCTTTTCATATAATTTCCTTTTGTTAAGTGTTTAAGTTACATCTATTAATATAGTTAAAAGATAACTTAAAGTCAACTATTCAATTCCTAATTTTCAAGATATTCCAACTTGGAATACCCATCGTTCTTTGTAACCCGTATTGTGCTGTTAAAAATATCATTCTCCACAATCTTATGACTGATAACGTAAACGCTTAGTTTGTTTTTTATCACCATTGTCTTGATACCAGCAAGTAATTCTTCCAATCCTGGTTCGTCAATAGAGGTGTCCAACAATTCGTCAAATATCAATAAGTTGGAGTTCCAGTTACAAATAAATTTTGTCATAGCAATAAATGATAACAGTATCGCTATATCAATACGTTTACGTTCACCAGCAGAGAAACCATAGTATGATACAGACTTTCCAAAACTATTCTGAATGTCAATGATACTTTCTTCCAATCTTGTGTTAAATGAAAACTTGACAGCAAGGTTAAACTGTCCCAGATAATCATTTATTTTTTGATTAAGAATCGGAATTAACTTATTGAAAAAGTATGCTTTGATACCAGAATCGGACAATATATCTGCTACCAATTCGTTATTCTTATATTGTATAGCTGTTTCCTCACTCTTATTATGCGTTTCGATATATTCGCCTTTCTTTTTCTCAAATTCTTTTTCCAATCCTTCTAAATCAAAATTAAACACCCGAGTATTGATTTCATTTTTTCTTTCTGCCAATTCTTTTAACTCATTGACAATAAAACTCAATTTAGTTTTCTCGGTGCTTATCTTATTAAGTATAGTATTTTTTTCGTCAATAAGCAATTGTAAACTATCTATCTTGGAAACTAAATTTAGTTTATCTGCTTTGAACGTTGCAATTGCGGAATCCACTATCTCTTTCTTTGTTGCTAATATTGTCAAGTGTTTCTTTTTATGCTCATCCGTCAATTCAGTTGAACAAGTAGGACAAACAGTATTTTCTTCCAACACCTTCATATCTTTTTTAATGTCATTACAATCGTATATTTCTTTTTGCATTTTCTTTTGCAATATTATCAGTTCTTTATCTTTTGCTTCCTTTTCTGTTTCAAGTTTCTCTTTATCTTCATGGACAATTTTATTAGTTGATAAAAAGGCTTCAATTTCTTCCTTCTCTTTTGTTCTATCAACTAGCTTATTGTCAATATTTTGTATATCACTTTCTTTATTTTTTTCAAAGTCTTCCTTTGTCTGCTTGATACCTCTTAACTGATTACGTTGACTTTTCAAATTATTTTCTAATAATAGCAATGCCTTCTTGTCATAATCTGTTTGCATTTTCAGAGCAACATTTTCTTTCTTCAATATCTTACTCATTTCTCCGAAGATTTTTATGTTGAAAATTGATTCTATGATATCCCGTTTTTCTGTTATGCCCAAGTCAAGAAAGGGCTTATTGTAATTTACAGCTAAAGAAATAATCTGTTTGAATATTGTATAGTCTATTCCCAGCAACTTGTTAATTTCATCTTGTACTAGACCTTTAGAAGATAAAGATTCCAACTCGACACCATTTTTAAAGATTTTAATGCTTGCAGGAAACAATGTACGAATAATTCTATAGTGTGTCAAGTCAATGTCAAATTCTATTTCTGTATAGAGACTACCTCTATTCCGTCTATTAACCAACTCATTGATTTTTATTTTACGAAACGGTCTTCCAAACAATGCGAATGAAATAGTGTCTGTTATCAATCCAGATTTTCCCGAACCGTTAAGTCCCCCTATAAAATTCATACCTTCTTTAAAATGGAATTCCATGATTGCAGAACCGTAAGATAAGAAATTTTTGAATTTAATTGACTTAAACTTTACAAACATATTTTTTCCTTTTCAAGTGTTAATATAAACTTATGATTTTTTGTCATCTATAATTATTTATATTCTCAAAAAGTGTCAGGTAAACCTGACCGGGTTCGCTAACGCTCACCCGGACTATAATTTTTACTCGACAATTATAAAAAACCACAAGCGGTGCGAAGCGCCAGCGGAGCACCGCAAACATCGTTTACTAAATGTGGAATTAAATTTGAATAGAGTACTAGCAATACGAGGCGTGAATATAAAGAAAAATAATAGACAATATCGGAAATTATTTATTGCAGAACAAGATTATGATTTCTCATTCTCCACAATAAGTAATTTTCAGACAATCTAGTTATAAATTCTTTTTTGTAATCGGAAAAGAAAGAAAGGGCAGAACGCACCATCATACAGTATCTATATTTCTTTAGACACAACCGCAGGTCGATATGCTCTTTCAATTCCGATATTTTCTCAATGAATTGCGTGATTTTTTCTTGCTTGTTTTTCCCAATGATAAGATTTTTGTTTTCGTCAAATAGATTTTTCTCAATGTAAAAATGATTTCTATGCGTGAAGATGTTGCACTTTGTTATGATAGGGTCGTACAATAGCGTGTATTTGTTTCCAATTGTTACAATATTAAATTTTGTTTTTGTAAATGCACTATAGCGTGAATCGTTGTATTTTATTTTTGTGGGCTCGGCGTGAATATCTTTTAATCGTTTGACAACGTGCTTTTTTACCCCTAGTGTTTTTTCTATTTCAAAATGGGTAACGGGAACGTTGAACCATAATTTTGTAATGAGATTGCCAACAATATAATCATAGAAACACTTTTCTTTTGATTGCTTTTGGAAATACTCTGTACAGAATGAATCAATCTGAATGTATGAATTGAAGAAATTTTCTTTTGTCTGCTTTATATACAATAGATTTATACGGGTTTGGTTCTGCAAATTATAGTGGATACCGTCGTCATTTTGAGATAAATATTTTGTGGCAACTAAAATTTTTAGTGCTTTTTTCACAGTATAAATAGTTATGTGGCGTCTTGTTTCTAATTGTTTTGTAAATTTGTAAACGTTTTTTACCGTGAGATTTTTTCTCAAAATTCTACAAATACAATAAACAGAAAAAACATATGGCTTGAATCCGAACGAATTAAAAATTCGCAAGGTATTGAATTGAACCCTAGTGTGGGTTTTGACGCCGGAGGTGTATTCTCTAAAATTCAAGCGGTAGTCCTTTAAAAAAGTTTATGGTCATTTAAAAGTATTTATAATTTTACTCTAATTTGGAGAGAATTCCAGCCAAATTAGTGTCCGAAATAATGGGTTTATACTATGAAAAATGAGCAATACTAAATACTTAGAAATCACTTGAACGGAGGTTTATTTTATGACAATGGACGAATTAGAAAAATTGAAACCAATTGTGGCAAAAGATTTAAAAATCACGGAAGCGACCGTGTTAAGTATATCGCTTGACGTTCCGATTTTGTATCACAAATATTTGGATATCTTTACAGTACAATTTAAACTCATGAAAGATAAAGATAATGCCATGAAAGAATTGTATGGTAAATTGTACGATAAGTACCGTTTTCAGGGCGATAAGCAACTTGATACAAAGGGCGAGGTAGAAACATATGTATTTTCTGACGCCGCTTATGTAAAATTGCAATATGAGTATAACGTACAAGTAACGGTGGTAAAATATCTCGAATCAGTTTTAGAAGCTATTGGACGTATCACTTACACGGTAGGAAATTTTATTAAGTATAGAGAATTTTTGGTGGGCAAATAATGATTGGAATACTAAATACTTATATATGTAGGACAGAGCCGGCCAGCTTTTCCAAACCGCAATTTTGGATTACTCATATATAAGTCTTTAACTTATTGCGGAGGTTTCTATTATGACAATCATTAAATGTAAAGTTTGTGGAACAGAAAGAAAATTACGTTCTTATAGTAAAATCAGAGATTTGTGTTCAAAGTGTGTTAGAAAAAAACAATCAGGAAAAAATCATCCATGTTGGAAAGGAGGATATAGTTTAATTAAAAAACAATGTATAGATTGTGGAAAACAAGTAAGATATAATATTGACAGATGTGATAATTGTAGAAAGAAATATTTAGAAAAGAATAAAATAAATTTGTATTGTATTGATTGTGGTAAACAACTAAAAACTATTTGGACAAAACAAACAAGAAAAAGTCCACCAGATAGATGTAGTTGTTGTGCAAATAAAGGGAAAAATAATCCAAGCTATAATGAAAAATTGACAGATTATGAAAGAGAACATTATAGACAGTTTCCGGGAATGTATCAATGGAGAATAAAAATATTAAATAGAGATAATTTTACTTGTCAAAAATGTAAAATAAAAGATAAACATATGCACGCCCATCATATTTATAGTTATAAATTTTATAAAAAATTAAGAATAAAAACATCAAATGGTATTTCGTTGTGTGAAAAATGTCATATAAAATATCATTCAGAATATGGTAAAAATTCAACTAAACAAAAAATGGACAAATTTCTAAATGGATGAAACTATAATTCTTTCAAAATTAAATGAAGTTTTATTTTCTGTCAAGTGCAATCAATCACAAATGATGGAATTAAGAACATTTTTTTCCTGTCATGTACCAAATTATAGATGGAATCCTAAGTTTCGTGCTAAAATATGGGATGGGAAAATTTCTTTCTTTGACGCTAGACGAATGACATTTCCTATTGGTTTACTTTCAGAGTTTATGACGTTTACAGAAAAATTTAATTATAAATATAAGTTTGATTTTGACGCCTCGCAACTTTATAATACAATAGACGATGACGATTTGATACAGTTGTATAATTTACTTTTTGATAATAATAAAGATTATTATCCTCGAGATTATCAGCAAGACGCCATCAAGAAAATGCTTGTTCGCAAACGGGGTACAATTGAATCAGCAACGGGCAGTGGAAAAAGTTTAGTGATTTACGTTATCACAAAATTTTTACAGTTAATGGGGAAAAAAGTTTTGATTATCGTTCCGACTGTATCGCTTGTCGAACAGATGTTTAGTGATTTTCAGTCATACGGCTGGCTTGACGCTGGAGTTTACTGTACAAAACTGTATGCAAAACCCGGCAGAGAAAAAAATATTAACTTTGACAAGCCAGTATTAATATCAACATGGCAATCACTTTACAAAAAAGACACAAGTTTTTTTGAAAAATATAGTTGCGTTTTTGGTGATGAGGCGCACCAAGCAAAGAGTTTATCAATCAAAACAATTTTGGAAAAGTGTACAAATGCGGACTACCGCTTCGGCACAACGGGTACTTTACAATCAGAAGAGGCGGACGTAAAAACGATTTATGGTTATCTTGGACCGAAGATTTATGAATTGAAATCAAAAGAATTAATTGACAAGGGAATATTATCCAAAATAATAATCGCCAACTTGCTTTTAAAGTATCCAGAGGAAATGGTAAAACGGATTAGACAAAGAGATTATGCGGGCGAGGTGGAAGAAATTTTAACTTACAAACCGAGATACAAAGCGATTGATTTTATTATCAATAATACTGTACCAGAACACAATACGCTTTTGCTCTGTCATAGAATAGAACACTTGAAAAAAACGGTAGAATATGTCAAAGAAAAATTCCCAAAGAGAATTGTCTATACAATTTACGGGGCGATTGACGCCGAAGAAAGAGAACGTATTAGAAAATTAATGGAACAGCAATCGGGTGTTGTGTTGTGTGCAACATATAAGACAATGGGTACTGGAGTAAACATCACCAAGATACACCAAATTATTTTCTTTTCAAGCTATAAATCCAAAATAACAGTATTGCAAAGTATAGGTAGAGGCTTGCGTTTAAATGAAACAAAGAGCAAATTAATACTTTGGGACGTTGTTGACAATGCAACATGGACAAAGAGAACGGGTAATATTGGAAAAAACTACATATATGAGCATTGGGAAGAACGGATGAAATATTATAAACAGCAGGGCTTTGAATCAATAAGTAAATCATTGGAAATATAAATACTTATATGAGTATCAAAGATAAAATAAAAACTATATTAAATGAGTGGGTTCCAGTAAATTCTGGATTGGGTGGTTCTGATATGGGTTCTTCACCAACGATGGTTGCTGAAATGCCCCATGTAGAATATCTCCCCAATAAGTTTTTAGATTTTAAATCTGAATTACATCACAAGTTTTGGTTTAATAAACTTGTCGACCTTTTCAATCAAAATAAAAACGAACAACAAACTATTATTGATAATTTGCTAAAAGATAGAGTGTTCGTTTTATTTTTTAAGTCCGATTGGAATAAATTGAATGACGCCGAAAGAACAGATTTAAAGAAAACATTACCACAATAATTTACAAAACGAATGGGGATATAATATGAGTAAGATAAAAGAAAAGATTGACAATATATTAAAAGAGTCTGCGTTTTTTAGTTTTTCTGGATATCGGGGCGATACATATCCAAAAATGAAAGAGTTGATGGATGCTGTAAGAGAATTTGCCACTATATTAAAAAAGAAAGGCAAGACAACGGGTTCGATGGCAGACTTTTCTGGTTTTGTTTCCGATACTAAAAAATTACCACCATTAAGATATGCTTATAATGATGCTTACAATGCCGTGCATAAATTATTTACAGACTTAGGCGTAACAGTCTATTAACAAAAGAGGATAAACAACATGGGAAAAATAATTGATGAACTAGATAAAATTTTAGATGAAAGTGTATGGGGCAGTTTTTGGTTGCCCAAAGTATGGAGTTACGCTGATAGCTTAAAGAAGAAAAATAAAAAATCTGTTTCATGGAAAGCAGTATCATCCGACTTAAAAGCACCCGACAGTATGAGAGATATTATGAAATCAGAATTTGGCAAGGCTGATATTTCTATAACAGAGACAGAGGAAAATCTTGATGAAGGTGTAAGGGAAGATTTGATTGATGATATGATTAAAGATTTAAAAGAAAAAAAGAAAAATACTATATCGTGGAAAGATGTTTCAATAGAATTAAAATTAACGGCATCTTCGGGTTCGCCCACTAGAGATGCCATTAAAAATATATTTAAGAAACGGGGCATTACAATAACAGAATCAGAAGAAAATCTTGATGAATCTGCAATGGGCGATTTACTTATAAGTATTCAGGAATTGATACAAGATTTGAAGAAAGCAAAAAAAGATTCTATTACTTGGAAAGAGGCATCGGAAGCTATTATTAAAAGCGGCATCCGTATAGCTAAACCAAACGACCCAGAATTTAAGAAAATGGTTACCAGAGAATTAAATAAAAAGAAAATTACCGTAAAGTAAAGGATGATAATGATAATTTATAAGACCACTAATTTGATTAACGGAAGATTTTACGTTGGTCAAGATTCACATAATGATTCATCTTATTATGGCTCGGGTATTTTGCTTGGTAGTGCTATTAAAAAATATGGCAAAGAAAATTTCAAGAAAGAAATTTTATGTGAATGTCAATCTAAAAAAGAGTTGGATGAAA